CCGATCCTGAAACAGCGCGTGGATCGGCCCCTGCAGGGTGACGTTGAAGCCGTCCTGCTTGGCCTCGCTGCGGGCGTTCAGCGCCCGGTACATGGCTCCCGTGTTGCGGAGCGGCTGGCCCCCGTTGCGGTAGGAAGGCACTTCCACGAGGTATTCCGTGCGCTTCTTGCGCTTGCCGCGCTGGCGCGTGAACAGGACGTTCTGCCCCAACTTGGCCTTGCGCTTCCACTCTCGCCCGAACAGGGGCTTCAGGGGCAGAAACGGCTTCCGGCCCCCCGTGGGGCCGCGCCCGTACCCCTCATCGATGTGTTCCTTCATCACGTAGACGAACGTCTGCGCGATGCCCGCTTGAATCGCATCGTCCTCAAGCGCCTTGCGCACAAGGTCGATCCAGCGGCTCACGGGTAGGTCGATCCCCGCCGGGGCGGGAAGAACGCCGAGTTGCTGGCGTTGTTGTACCAGTTCAGGTTCGACAGGGGCACCGCCTTGGCGATGGGCGTCCCGGCGTCGGCATTGGCCGTCACCGAGCCGAACAGCATCTTGCCGTCCCGCAGCCCCTCCAGCAGGCTGTAGGTCTGCTTGATCCGCTGCTCGATGGCAGGGGTCAACTTGGCCCCGCGCCGCTGGAACAGGTACTCCGTCGCCAGATCGACGCACATCGTCACCAGCAGCGGGTCGTTCGCCGCGTCCAGCGCCGCCAGTTCCAGTTCGGTGTAGATGTTCCCCACCCGGACGTAGGAGCGGATGATGGCCGTCGCCCGGTCGAGCGCAGCCGTCACCATCGGGTTCGGCCCCGGCATCGGGGTGCCCGCATCGCCGCACAGTTGCGCGATGATCTGCTGGTCGAGCGCGGCTTCCATGTCTGCATACGTTGCGTAAGCCATGAAGCCCTCCTAGCAGACGGGGAGGGCAGGGCCGAAGCCCTGCCCCCCCTCCTGCTTTCCGTCAGCCCACCCCTTACGACACGTCACCGATGGCGTAGCCACCGACCGGGGCCACGACAGCGGCAACGCTGTTGTCGATCACCCGTCCCTCAAGGCGACGGTTGAGCGGGTCGTTGAACTGCTCGACGGTCATGTCCTCGTAGCCGAAGATCTGCAGCGTCGAGAAGGACGAAGCGCCCTCCACGCCGACCAGACCGCCCGGTCGCGACACGAAGAACGCGCCGTTGCCGTAGACGTACGAGGAAACAAGCGTGGCGGCACCCTTCTTGCTCGTGACCTTCACCGAGTCATCGACCACCACGTCACCGAGGCCGAACAAGGTGGGCGGAATGCCCCAGCGCGAGAACGTGTCCGAGCCCTGATAGAACGACAGGGCGGCGGGGTAGTTCTTCACGTACTCCTTGGTCTCGGGAGCCTGCGACACGATCTGCGCGATGGTCGGGCTGATGACCATGATGAGTTGGTTCGGGGCGACCGCACCGCCGCTCGACAGGCTGACCTGCCGCATGACGGACTGAATGGTTTTCTGAATGTGACCAGCGCTGCTGTTCGTCCACGAACCCGCGCTGATCGGGCTGGTGCTGGGGTTGGCAACGTAGTTGCCCGCCCAGTTGCCCGAGGTGGAAAGGACGGTTGCGGCACGCATGGTGCGGGCCGTCATCGCCAACTGCGCCTTGCTCCGAGCGTGCTGCGCCACCACGTCCCACGCGGCCTGCTGGGCAGACTCCTGCGGGATGTAGAAGGGGTACGCATACCGCTCGGTGGCGTACGACACGAACTCAAAGGCGTTCTGCTTGCCCGTGGGTCGGTCGTTGCCGAGCGGCCAAGCGAACTCCTTGGTGTCCGTGATGCGCACGTTGTCCGGCACGTCCTGACGGAGGTAGTACCCCGTCATCTTGGTCGTGGGGACGATCTGCGCGTAACGGGTGATGGCGAACGAGTTGACCGTGCGGGTGAACTCCACCTGCAGGGCTCCGGTCGCCAGATCATTGGTGGACGGGACGTAGGTCGAGAGTCCACCACCAACAACAGTGTAAGCCATTTTTCAGTCCTCCTTGTAGGTGATGGCTCTATCAGGGCGCGATGCGCGTGCCGAGTCGGAACGCACGGATGATCTCGCCCGAGGCTCCACCCTCAAGCGCGATGTAGTAGCACACGTTGGTCGAAGCAGCGGCCACGGCCTTGCCGTCCGCATCCGAGGTCAGCAGGTTCCCGGCGGTGATGTTGCCGCCAGCCTCGATCTGGATGGTGTTGGTGGGCTGCATTTTGATATCGTCGCCGCTGATCGCGTTCAGCGTGGCGTCGAACCGACGCACCGAGCCGTCCGTCGCGCCGAGGATGTTGTCTGACGCGGCGTTGGCCTGCGAGCCCTGAAAAGCGCCCGACAGTTCCACGAAGCGGAACGGGTTGATGTTGCCCGATGCCGTGAGATTGGGGATGAATCCGAAGTCTGCCATGTGAGTGTCCTTTCCTTGCTTACCGCTTGATGCGGCTGTTGATTGCCTTCTTGAATTCCTCGGGCTTGCCCGCGAACTCGCGGACCAGCGCCGACACTTCCTTCGCGTCGAGGTCAGCCGAAGCGCCAGTCGTGGCGCGGCTCATGTCGATGCGCACGCCCATCGGGTCGCGCTGGAACAGTTCGCGCCAGCCCTCGATGGTCGAGGCCGGGTCGCGGCTGGACTCCAGTTCCGCCAGCAGGCGCGGACGCATGGTCGCCGGGATGCGGTAGCCCTCGTGTTCCATCAGGTCGATCTCGCGCCCGAACTTCTCGCGGCGCATCTCGGACTTGATGGACTCCAGTTCGCGGCGCAGGGTGACGTTCTCGCGGCGGATGGCGAACACGTCGGCCCTGCCGGGACGGCTGGCGGGGAACATGGCATCGTCCTCCTCATCCTCGTGCTGGATGGTGAGTTCGCCCATCTCCTCCTTCTCGTCCTCGCCCTCCGCGAACTGCTCGGTCAACATCTCGTCGGCGGCCATCTCCTCCTTCTTCTCGTCCTCGCCCTCGCCAAAGTGCTTCTTCATCATGGACTTCATCTCGTCCATGTCGCACTTCATCTGAGCGATCTCCTTCTCGTAGTTCATCGCCATGTTGGTGTCCTTCGCTTCGGGAACGAATGTCGAGAGCCCGCCACCGACCGTTCCCATGTCGAAGCGGAGTGAGCGTGCAAAGCGCACGGGTTCGCCCGAGCGCCCGAAGTGCGTGTCGGGAAGCGGCCTGCGCGGGGTCTCCCGGCCAAGCAGGGCAACCTCCGACAGGTGGTTCTGGTCGGCCCAGATCTCCGCGCTGCGGCGCGGGAAGGCGTTGGTCGCAAGCAGGCGGTCGAACACGGGGCGCTCGACCTCGCAGTCGCCCACGATGTACCCCACGCCGTCGCGCTCCTCGTACCGCAGGCTGGTGAAGCGCCCGACGCTGGACTTGGGCTCGTTGCCGTCCTTCTCGTGCATCACGACGAGGCGGGGGTAGGAACCCTTCGCCATGTAGCGCCGGGTCGCATCCACGATCTCGGCCACGCGCCCGTTGTCGAACTTGGCGAGTTCCGGGTCGGTGTCGCCGTCAATGGCCGGGTCGTAGGCGCAGAACACCTCAAGGCCGTGGATCACCACGTTCTTGCCGTTGTCGGTCACCTGATGCGAGGGAGCAGTCATCTGCGTGGAGCGTATGGAGTGCGTAAGTCCTTGTCCATCACTTTCGTTCGTCACCCTGCTTGGACAGGGGTCATGCCCACACCCTCACAGGGTGCTGCGGTTCTGGGATCAGCACAGCGTCGAGCGCCATCTCCTCGCCCTCCGTCAGCGCCCGCACCATGCGCAGGTTCGCGTGCCAGCCCGGGATCGGCTCCATGACGGGGTTCCCGTCCGCGTCCACCTCGCCCGTGTCCCTCCAGATCGTCCCGATGGCGTCGTACGAGGACATCGTGGACGGCAGCAGCGGGATGCCCGCCGAGGCCATCGCCGTCTCGACCTCGCCCTGCGAGTCGCCGCGCAGCCAGTAGTCGTGGAACGCGCTCATGCTGCCACCCACTCCTGCGCTTGCTCATCCCACAGGTACATCCCATCGGTCGGCATCGGAACCGGGGGAGCCCATTGGCAGGTCTCCTCGATGATGGTCCAAGACGGGAACGGCTGCGGCGGGATGAAGGCGTCCCGGACGGAGTCGTAGGAGTACCCGACACCCGCGAAGTTCTTGCGGATCGTCGCGTTGTACGAGGTCTGCACCCAGTTTCCCCCGAAGGTGGCGTGGCACCATTCTGCCCCGGTTGCCTCCATTGAGTCATGCACGACAATGACTCTCTGGACGATGTTGTTGCCGTCGATTTCTGCGAAGTGTGCCATGTGTTACGCCGTGTATGTCCCGGATGCGTTGAACGTGAGGATCGTGTCGCTGCCGCTGGTCGTGACCGTGGCAGGCGTATGAACTGCGGAGTAGTTCGCGGTCGGAATGCGGATGATGACCACGCCGGAGCCGCCGGAGCCGCCGTTACACGTTTTGTCGCTGCCGCCACCACCACCACCGCCCGTGTTCGCGCCTCCTGCCGTTCCCGAGACAAAGGTGCCGCTGCCGCCTGCACCGCCACCGCCGCTGCCGCCTGCACCTGCGGTACCTGCACTACCACCACCTCCGCCGCCTGCGCGAGTGACGCTGGTCCCAGTGATGCTGTTTGCGCTTCCTGCACCACCATTGGGAGGAACTCCACCGTCACCACTGGCACCCGCACCGCCGCCGCCTGCGGCGCGAAAGCCCGAAGTGCTGTTTGGCGATCCGCCGTTGTTTCCTTGGCCGCTGGTCGCAGTTCCTCCAGCACTTCCACTGATATCGCCATAACCACCGCCACCACCGCTACCGCCGTTGCCGCCAGTTAGGCCCACCAAACCTCCACCAACGCCCTGACGATCGCGTCCACCACCGTCAGAAGTGATGGTCGAAAACACGCTGTTGTTTCCAGTGGAACCCGAAGTAGACCCACCTCCGCCAGCGCCTCCTGCACCAACCG